CGTGATAAACAAGGCGCTATGCGTCCTTTTGTGCTCAATAAGGCGCAAAGGTATGCACACGCGCGTATTGAGGCTCAGAAGGCACGAATAGGCAAAGTGCGTGTTCTTTTGCTCAAGGGGCGCCAGCAGGGCATGAGTACCTATGCTTCTGCGCGTTTCTTCCATCAAACGGTATTTAATCCAGGCGCTACCACATTTATCCTTTCCCATCAAGCAAAGACGACAGGACCGCTTTTCGATATAGTTAAGAGATATCACGCCAATATGCCGGAAGAGTTAGCTCCGGTGCTAGACACTTCAAACAAGAATCAGATGAAATTCGCAGGCCTCAACTCCGAGTATACGGTAGGAACTGCTGGAAATGAGGATATAGGCCGCGGTTTCACGATTAAGCATTTACATGGTTCTGAAGTAGGTTTTTACGAAAAGACAGATTATTTAGAGACAGGGTTGTTCCAGGCAGTAGCAGATATGGCCGGAACAGAGATCATCCTTGAATCCACAGCTAATGGTATGAACAATATGTTTTACCGTATGTGTATGGATGCGTTGGCTAAGAAAGGGGAGTATGAGCTTATTTTCATCCCTTGGTATTGGCAGGAGGAATATTGTACACCTGTGCCGCCAGGGTTTGCATTAGAGCAAGATGAGATGGAATTGCAGGAAACATACGAGCTTGATAATGAGCAGTTGTGTTGGAGGCGAAACAAGATCGTATCTTTAGGTGCTTTGTGGAAGTTCCAGCAAGAATATCCGATGAACGTCATGGAGGCATTTATTGTATCAGGGGATCCTTTTTATGGTAAGAAGGCGGTATTCGAGGCAAGGAAATGTCAGATCACGGACCAAAGCAAACCTATGATCGGTGGGTTAGATTGTGCTCGTGTTAATGACCGAAGCGCGTTTACAATTCGCCAGGGGCGTCAGGTTCTTCATTTTGAAGCGCATACAGATCTTGTGGCTGATGGATTAGAACCCACGCAGCAGTTGATACAACATTCTATCCGGCTGATCAAACGCTTTAACCTCAAGAAACTTTTTATAGATATGGCATCCGGTTATGGCGTAGTTGATGGGTTAAAGACGTTAGGATACGGCGATATTGTTGTGGGTGTATATTTTCAACAAGGTGCATTAGATCCGATTCGGTGTTTAAATAAACGCGCAGAGATACATTTATTAGCGCGAGATTGGTTCGATGAAGGGCCTGTCAACATTCCGGATGATGACGACTTTTTTAAAGATCTGATGATTATTCCGAAAGAGAAGAAATCTCCGTCGGGAAGATGGGTTATGCCACCAAAAGCAGAGATCAGATCTAAGTACGGAGTTTCTCCAGACATACACGATTCTTTCATTTTAACCTTTGCGTTCCCTGTAAATGATGATACAATGAAGAAAAGTAGGATAGTGAAAGCGGAGGATCGAAGTGGAATAACGAAACGTAAAAGTGAATGTATGACATTAAACCGCATCCACGGTCGGAATCAACGATCGGGGAGCGTGTCTGTTTCTGTTAATAATTTATAAGGACACTATGAAAATCCGCAAAGCGCTTCCTGAAGATAGATTGGCTTTATTAGATTTACTTAAACAGTTCCAAGAGGAATCTTTAAGTCATTTTGGAACAAAGATCGAGGATGATTATGCTTTAAGGATGATTGATGGTTCAATACAGAATAGTTTTGTAGCGGAGAAAGAGGGTAAAGTAGTTGGTGTGATGAGTGGTATATTTACGACAGAGTTAATAACGAAGAGGAAAATATTTCAAGAGACGATCTGGTTTATGGATAAGGAGTATCGCAAGTACGGTATTAAGCTATACAGACACGTTGAGAACTGGGTTAGGGAGCAAGGATGTGAGGCTATGTTAATGGGCTGCCTATCGAACAGTAAGTTTGATAAGCTGGTTAAATTCTATGAGAAGATTGGGTATAAACATTTAGAGAGTCAATTTATGAAAGAGCTAACATGAATATATTTAATAATAAGGGGTTTGTAGTCTCAGGGTTGGCAGCTATTGGTGGTGCAGTTTTAGGAGCTGGAGTAGGTACAGCGGCGGTAGCAGGAGTTACGGCTGGAGTTGTTACGGTAGGCACAGCGGCAACGGTCGGAGCATTAGCCGTAGGAGCGGCATATTCTGGAATCAGAGCCTTATCAGGGTCGGGTCAGCAATCGGCACGACAGGGCATTAATCCTATGACGGGGCTTCCGAACATAGGTGGAGATCCAGGTGGGGTAGGAGTATCAGGATCATCATCCACCAGTAAAGGAAGAGCATTTTTAGCCGCAATAGGTGCACCGAGTAGAGGTTTTGATAAAAACCCAAATACTGCTCGGTCTTTTTTATCATCTTTATAAGGAGAAATTATGGTTGCTGTTAATAAGATCGCAATATTAAAAGAGCGTTTAAAGGACGGTAAGGTAGTAAAGCAGCATTGGAACACGATGTATCAGTTAGTGGGTGAGTATGTTATGACGAGGAAGCAGAACTTCTTAGTTAATAATATGCCGGGTGAATTTTTAACAGAGCAACTATTTTCTTCTGCAGGACCAGAGGCCAACTCCACGATGGCTTCTTCTTTATTAGGGCAACTATGGCCTAATGGCGCTAGATCTTTCCGTATTAAAAGACCCAGAAATATCCCAGATTCAAAAGAAGTTAAAAAATACTATGAAGATATTACCGGTGTTTTGGTGGATGCGATGGATCACCCAGAGGGTAATCTTGCTCCGTCACTTATGGAATATATGGAAGATCAGGGAGCGTTTGGTATTAGTGGTATTGGAGTAACAAGAACTGATGATCCTTTCCAACCTTTGAAGTTTAAAGCTCACAACGTAAAAAATATGGTTATTGATGAGAATGAAGATGGGGTAGTTGACACTATCTTTATCGAGGATGAGATGTCTGTGCGTAATCTGGTTTCAAAATACGGAGAAGAAAATGTCTCTGCTAAGGTTAAGGAGAAGTTTAATAAAGGTCAGTATACTGAAAAGATCAAGTTTGTTCAGGTTATAGAACCTCGGCGAGAAGGAAGAGGAAGTTTTGGTAATAAGGGTCTTCCGATCGCTTCTATTCATTTTGAGTGGGATACAAATAAGATTCTTCGTGAGAGCGGTTTTGTGCAAATGCCAATAATCGTTTCTCGTTTTGCTAAGGCTATGGGGGAGATATATGGACGATCGCCTGCTATGAAAGCCTTACCAGCTATCTTGCGGCTGAACGTACTTTGGGAGATATTGATGAGAGGGTTGGAGAAAAATATGAATCCTCCTCTTTATTTGTTGGACAACGGCGCTTTGGGTAGCGGTGTAGTTGATACATCTGCTGGCGCGTTGAATGTTTTTCACACGACGGGTCTAGGGGAGAAATCTCCGATAGGCGCCATATTCGACATCAAGGATATTAAGAGTGGTTTTGAGTTAGCCAATGTTTTTACTAACGATATTACTAAGGCTTTCCTTATCGATAGGTTGATGGATCTGAATAATGAGACGAGAATGACATTAGGGGAGGCTCAAATCAGGAATCGACTCCGTGGGGAGGGCCTAAGTTCTGTATTTAAAAGACAAGAGACTGAACTGTTTAGTCGTCTTATTAAATCCTCATTCAACAATCTTTTAGAGATGGGATTGGTTGGGGTTATAGCAGGAACAGGGCAAGAAAGAGAATTATTGAATCAAGGAATTGCTCCAATATACATCCCTCAAGTTGTTGCTGAGGCAATAAGAAGAGGGCAGAAAGTGTACGACATACAGTACATTTCACCGGCTCATAGGATTATGAGAACGGAAGAACTTCAAGGTCTTACTATGACCGTAGATATGGCTTTAGGTATGGCCGCCGGAGGTATCCCGAGCACATTAGATGTTCTGGATGCTGATAGGATCATACGGGATATAGCGGATCTTGCACTAGCCTCAGAAGAAATACTAAATGATAGCGAAACCATAACAAAGATACGAGAGCTTCAGGCACAACAGGCGCAGCAGGCTAATCAAATGGCCCAGGCGCAAGTTGCAGCAGATGTTCAAATGAAAACATCTCAAGCTCAAAGTATGCGGGAAGGGGCACTAAGTGGAAGACCTAGCGGGTAAGAAACGCACGATCACTCCTGAGCGTCAAAAAGCATTGGACGCTGTAAGGACAATAGCAGAGACTCAAGCAGGGAAGATTTTCTTTCGGGCTCTTGCTAAAAGATGCTTCATGTTTGGAAGTACCATAACCGGAGATCCTCAAACGCATGAGATCAATCCGTACGGTACTTTTTTTAATGAAGCGCAAAGACGAGTATATTTAGATATTCGTCGAGACATCCCTAAAGGGATACGAAAAAACATTGAAGAAGGTTTGTAAAATTAAATTAAATAAGGAGAGACAAAATGAAACTATTCAAACTTTACAGGGAATCAGGAGCAGGGGACGGAGGGGGTGGCGAAGGCGATTCTATGTCCATCAAGGTATTCCACGGCTTAGAAGACAAAGAAGGGCGCGACCTTTTAATCGGGGATGTCATTCCAGCAGATTACAAAGAAAAAGAATATCTAAAAGGTATTGATTCTTTTGACAAATTATTCCAAGCGCACGACAATGCGCAGAAACTTATAGGTTCTCGACCAGCGGGTATTCCTGGTGAGGGGGCTAGTGATGAGGATTGGGCTAAGTTTCATAGTACGACAGCCCCTAAAGAAGCTAAAGATTACACATTGTTTGAGACAGAGTTCGGTAAAAAGACGGGTCGGGATGAGGCTTTTGGTGATCAAATGAAGGATCTATTTAAGGCGGCAGACGTTACTCAGAGGCAGGCAGATATTCTTGTTAAAGGGTATGATAAAGTTAGTGAGGGGTTACACGCTAAAGTGGCTGAAGCAAACACAGCTAGGGATAAAGAGTTTGATACTAAGATCGATGCTATGTATCCGGATAATAGAGAAGCAGCTATGAAGACAGCTAAAGATTTGATGAGTGCAAACATTCCTGATGAGTTAAAACCATCTTTAGAGGGTCTTTCAAACGAGGCTATGTTGCTGATCATGACTACCATGAACAGCGTCCACGATAAATACATCAAAGAAGATGGTATTGGTGGGGGTGGTGCTGGTGGTGGAGCAGATGCAGCCGGTATGAGAACAGAAGCGATGAAGATCATGCAGTCTGAAGCATATAAAGATTTCCGCAACCCTGGATATGATGATGCTCAGAACAAGGTTAAGGAACTGTATGCTAATATTGCGAAAGTAGAAGACGCGAAAAAATAATCTTTTTATTTGACAAGTCGTTCTAGTTTGATAAAATAAAAGAGTAAGAGCGGGTAGCGTTAAGGCGTCCGTGGTCAAGCCTACCTTACTGGCAACACGTCCGTAGAACGGGGAGCGTATTCAATTAATCGTTCAACTTTTTAAACATTGGAGAATAATTATGGCAGCTCAAATTGAAACAGCTCAAGTTATTCAGTTTTCGGACGCAGTGCATTTAGCAACGCAGCAAATGAAGGCACGTTTTGCGGGTCTTTTTCCTGTTAAGCAAATGAAGGGTAAATCTTATGCGTATGATGGAATTGGTTCTATCGAAGCTCAAGAGATTAATGGTAGGTTCAACACTGTTAATTTTAGTGATTTGCTAGTTACAAGACGTAAAATAGGGCGAAGACGTTTTTCACTGACTCTTCCTATTGATGAAGATGATGTAAGTAAAGTGTTAATGAATCAAGAAGCTGAATATGCACGTGCTTGTTCTATGTCTATGGCGAGAGTCTATGACAGAATCGGTATTGAGGCTTCAACAGCAGCAGTTTTAACTGGCGAAGATATGGATACTTCAGTATCTTTTGCGACAGATGGTGGAGCAACAGTTGATGCTACGGCTGGTTTGACGTATGAGAAGTTGTTAGATGTCGTTCAAGGTTTTATCGATGATGATGTTGGTAATGATATGCTTGAAGATTTCGTTTTCTGTATTTCTGGTGATGAGCATACAGCGTTAATGAAGGAAACTGAGTTAACTTCTGGTGATTTCTCTCGTCAGTATGCAGTAGATAAAGGTTCTGTTGTTGAAGTTGTTGGTATAAAAGTGATTAAATTTGCAGCTAATGCTACTAATCCTATCCTTGGAGTTTCAGGTGGGGTTCGTACGAATGTAGCTATGAGCACAAGAGGTTTGTGTTTTGCTATGCCTAAGCAGTTTGAGATTAAGGTGCAGGATCGTACAGATTTGATCCAAACGAAGCAAGTTCAGGTAAACTGGACGTTAGGTGCTGTTAGGACAGAAGGTGTCTTAGTTAAGAGAGTCACGACTACAGACTAATATCTGTTTAATTTTTAGAATTTAATCTTTTTAAACCGGAGGTTTTATATGTCTTTTGATATTGTAGATGCAAAAGTATTAGCTGGTGAAGCTACAGATGCTAGAAAAGCCAGTGGTGTTAAGGAAACAGTGCGTTGTATCACTTTCGAAACTGCGGTAGCTGACGCAGCAGGTGATATTAAAGCATTGTTTAGGGTTGGAGCACATGAGATTCCTATCGAAGGATGGTTGATCAGTGATGCAATCGCAGGACTTTCAGAAGTTGATGTAGGTTTGTATAGGGATGATGAGTCTGTCGTTGATATTGACGCTTTAGCAGACGGGATTGATCCTAGTGCAGGTATCGCTTTTTCAGGCAGGTTGGATATTTTAGGTGCATTAGGTGTTCAGGAAAGAGGAGTTTTGTCTTTCTATGAGATCGCTAATGATGTTGAGACTACAGATGTTGTGGGTAATCTACCTAATGATTCTTATTGGGTTGCGCTTACACTTGTTTCTGAAGTCACAGCAGTCGGTACGGTCACAGTTGCTTTAAAGACCATTGGTAGATAAAGTAGTCCTCCTGAGTGGTTAG